CCGACGTGCGCGAGGCGCGCGAGGCGGCCACCGCCGCCATCCTGGTGGCGCTGTTCGCGGACCAGCAGTTTGACGTGCTGGTCGCCGGGCGGATCCTCGGGAAGCGGTGGGACGCCCGCCTCGCACGCGAGTTCTACGCGGCGAACATGGTTACCGCGACCCGGTACGGCGACCGTGTGGCCGACGAGCTCGCAGCCGTGTGGGAGCCCGCGCTCATGGCCGCGTGGCTCACGATCAACTCTGAGCTGGGGGCCCGTGCCATCAACGACTCGACCAGGGCGGCGCTCGCCGGCGCTGCGGACGCTGAGGCTCGGGCGGCGGTCTTCGCCCAGCTTGAAACGGCAGCCCAGGGTTACGCCCGCTCAGCGGTTACCACCGCAGGCATGCTGGGCTCCCACGACGCGGCCCGCTCGGGCGGGTGCAAGCGGAAGACGTGGCTGGCGGCGGCGGGCTCGCGGCGGCACCGGTCGCTGAGCGGTGTCAGCGTGCCGATCGAGGCCACGTTCGGCAACGGCATGCGCGGACCCGGCGACCCCGCCGGCGGCGCGGCGCAGGTGGCCAACTGCGGCTGCTCGCTCGGATACGACTAGAGAGGACCGACCACCGTGTGCCCCAGATTCCCAGCCAGCCCCCGACGCATCGGCGTGTTCGCGTGCTCCGAGCGGACGCGCCCGACGAGGTGCCGATGACGAACACCCTGGCGAACCCGAGCGACCTCGTGGAGTTCGGCACGTTCTCCGACACGCTGGTGGACGCCGCAGTGGAGTCGGTGCGGCGCGAGGCCGACTGGCACATCGCGCCCCGGCGCACCGAGACGATCCGGCTGGTGTCGCGCGCCGCGCTGCACGGCGAGGTGCCGCTGCCCACCCGGTCGTTCCCCGACGCTCCCGTGGACGTGGTGTCCGTGGCCCGCGCGGGAGTTCCCGTGACCGGGTGGGACCAGGCCGACGGCGTACTGCTGCTCGGCGGGCGGCGCGCCTGGTCCGGGCGGCTGGACGTGACCCTCACGCACGGCTTCGCCAAGTGCCCCGCCGAGCTGCTGCCGGTCATCGCGCAGCGCGCCACGGCGGCACGCTCGCAGCGCGACCCGCGCACCAGTTCGTTCTCCAACGGCGTCGTGCAGATGTCGTTCCGCGACGCGAATCAGCGCGACCCCGTGGTGGCGCAGTACGCAGTGATCGGGGGCGTGGCGTGACGGTCCACAGGCACGAGCGCGAGCGGTCGGAGCCACACGAGACGGTGGCCGGACGCGTCCTGGTCCTGCTGCTGCTGCTGTTCTTCGTCGTCGCCGCGTTCACGCTCGCCGGGGCGCTGTGACGTGCCCGAGATCGAGCGGTGGATGCTGGCGCAGGAGTGCAGCGTGGAGACGTACCAGGGCGACACGGCGTACGGCGACGCCTACGCTCGGTCGCGCTCGGTGCCGTGCATCATCATCGACCAGTCGCAACTCGTCCGCGGCGCCAACGGTGACGAGCAACTCAGCCAGACCACCCTCGTCGTCTTGCTCGGGGACGGGCAGCGCTTCACGCTGGACAGCCGCGTGCAGGTGAACGGGCGCCGCACCTTCGTCATCGCCAAGAACGTGCGCGACTCCGCAGGCTTGGGGCTCGGGGACCACTGCGAGGTGAACCTCCGGTGACCGCCGCCGACAAGTGGCGCGGGCCCGAGGTGGCGGCGAAGCTCCGCGGCCTTGCGGACAAGGCCGTGCTGGAGGCGGGAAAGCACCTGCTGGCCGCCAGCAACGAGCTGGTGCCGGACCTGGCGTCGGGTCCGCACGCCGACGACCTGAAGCAGTCTGGGAAGACCAGCACAGAGCGGACGAGCGGCGGCGCGGTGTGCGCCGTCAGCTACAACACCGACTACGCGGTGCTGCAGCACGAGCTGCTCTACTACCACCACAAGCCGGGCCAGCAGGCGAAGTTCTTGGAGACGCCCATGTCGTCCGAGGTGCCCGCGCTGCGAGCCATCGTGAAGCGCGAGATGACGTTTTGAGCGCCACGGACGGCGCGCAGTTCCGCCAGGCGCTCACCATCGGCTTCGCGCAGCTCATCGCGGGTGCGGGCCTCGGCTCGTGGAACCCGACCGGCACGTACCCGCTGGCCGCCACAGCCATCTACGTGTTCGCGCAGCCCGAGACGCCTGACAGGCAGATCGTCCTGGCCCCGTTCACGCTCAGCGACCAGCCCGACGGGGGCATGAGCCTGGACGGGCTGCAGGTGCGGACCCGCGCCGGCACCAACCCGTTCGACGTGATGGACCTGGACGACGAGCTCTTCCGGCTGCTCCACGCGAGAACGAACTACGTCCTGACCACGGGCGTTACGATTGTGCAGAGTCTGAGGCGTTCGTCTGCGAGTCTGGGCCAGGACAGCAGCCGTCGGTGGTCGTGGACATCGAACTACTACCTAGACGTGTGGCACCCCACACAGCACCGCCCATAGGAGCTGCGCAGCCATGGCCCAATTCACGTACCAGATCATGCCCGGACGGCACGGCGTCATCACCGCTGAGGGTGCGCTCGCTGACGTGTACCGGCGCGACCCGCAGTACGTCGAGGTGCTCGCCCCGGAGCAGGTGGAGGCGATGAAGGGCGCCGAGCTGGACGTGGCCCTGGCGCAGCGCGGCCTGCCGACCGGCGGCCGGGTGGCGCAGCGGAAGGCGCGGCTGCGCGGCGACGCGGAAGAGCCGCCCACCGAGCTGACCGCGGAAGCCCCGGACCCCGGTGTGCTGCCCGTGGAGGACGGGGTGCCCCCGGTGCCCGAGTCCCCGCAGCCCGCAGCGGCCGCGCCGTCTACCGATCGTGACGCCGTTGGCGCCGACCCCACCCCCGCTCCCACGTCGCTGGACCGTGACGCCGAGCAGACCACCAAGGAGAACTGAGCATGCCCGTTCCCACGAGGGTGGCGCTCGGCGCCACCACCCTGGCCCGCAAGTGGGCCCTGGACGTAGACATCAACTACGGGCTCGGAGCGGCGATCTGGACCGGGCTGTTCGGGCTGACCGAGTTCACCCCGGCCGGCACGCCCGGCCTGCAGGCCGACTCCGACTACGACAGCGGCGGCTACACCAGCTCGACCGTCACCACGCAGGAGTGGTCCGTCACCGCGACCATGCGCCGCGGCGTGCAGGCGGCGCTGACGAGCGCGTACGACACGGCGCAGGAGTACCTGCGGCTGCGGTCCCGCAACATGGGTCCGGCGAACTCCGCGCACGTCCGGTACTACGAGCTGAACGGCGCCGGCGGCCCTCGGGTGGAGGCGTACGAGGGCGTGGCGGCTGTGCAGTACACCAACAACGGCGGCGGCCCGGACGCGCTCAGCACGTCCGGTCTGACCCTGACCGGTCAGGGGCTGCTGCTTCCGATCACCCACCCGGACCTCACCCCGCGCGGCGCCCCGGTGGTCGGCTCGGTCCTCGCCAACCCCAGCCCCACGCCAGTCGCTGGCGGCGGGCTCGTGCTCGTCACCGGTGCGCTGTTCCAGGACGCCACCGCGCTGACCGTCGGCGGCACCGCCGTGGCCGTGGCGAACTGGGAGGCGGCGAACGACAGCACGCTGGCGTTCATCGCGCCGGCGAAGGCTGCCGGGTCGTACGACGTGATCGTGACCGGACCGGGCGGTACGTCCGCGGTCGCGGCCACCGCCACGAAGCTGACGTACGCCTAGTCGGCCCATGATCCACGGGGGTGGGGGGTTCCTGGCTGGTCCCCCACCCTCGTGCTCTTCCGTCCGCAGCCAGGACACCCAGCCAGGGAGCAACGCATGACCGATCAGACAGCAGAGCAGGTGCTCGGCCAGATCAGAGCGCAGAAGTCGCTGCCCGCCGCCGTAGAGGGCGACGTGCAGGAGGACGCGCTGAACATTGACGGCTTCGCGGACCTGGACTCGGTCTTCGATGACCACCTGCGGCTGCCCATCCGGGGCCGCATCTACGCCATCCCGCCGGCGAGCGCGGAGCTCGGGCTGCTGTGCACGCGCCTGGTGATGGCGGGCACGCAGGTGGCGCAGCGGGGCCGCGTGACCAGCGGCACGAAGGCGCAGCTGGACGACGACGAAGAGGTGGACCTGTACCAGCGGCTGCTTGGGCACACCCCGTACCTGACGGCGGGGACGCCCGAGGTGCTGTGCGACGGCGGCGAGCCGCTGGGCGAGGGCGAGGGCGTGTGCGAGGGCGGCGAAGTGCTCACCGCAGAGGTGCCGCCCGAGCCCAACCCCGCGTACGAACCCGACGAGGACGTGTGGCAGCAGCTCTGGGACGACGGCATGGACTGGCAGCGGATCCAGCACGTCGGCACCACCGCCATGATCTGGACGGCCGTGGGCAAGCCCGCCGCGCAGTCGTTCTGGGTGAGCGGGGCTCGCCCAAAAGCCTCGGCCACACCAGCACCGCGCGCCCCGGAGGACCGCAGGCCAAAGGCTTCGGGGAAGTCGGGCCGTCCGGGCTCCACCGCTGGTACGACGAGCCAGCACAGGAAGAAGGCGGGTACGGCTGGGACGTGATCTTGCGGCTGTGGGTGCTCGTGGAGGCGGACCTGCAGGACCACAGCGTGGACGTGGGGGATAGGCGGCTCATGCGGTCGCGCACCTGGCGGTGGCTGAAGGTGCGGATTGAAGGGCTGCTGAGCATCCCTCCCGCGCTGAGTTGGACCCCGGACGGCCACGCCGTCTGGGTGCAGCAGACCAGGCTCGGGCTCGCGCTCGACCCACCGGATCTACAGGGAGGCAGGCGCTAGGTGCTCGACCTGGGAGAGCTCGCCGCGCGCATCCGCGTGGACGACTCCGCTGTGCCTGCCGAGCTGGAGCAGGTGCACCGGAGGTTCGGGCGCTTCCACACCCAAGTGGAGACGGAATCGGGCGCGGCGGGTACGCGGGCCGGCAGCCGGCTCAGCGGCGGCTTCTCCGGGTCGGTGCGCAGCGGACTCAGCCGGGCGTCCACGGGCGTGGCCAGCACCCTCAGCGGGACCATGGCGACCTTCACCCGCTTCGGCGCGGCCGGGGTGGCGGCGCTCGGCGCGGTCGGCGCCGCTGGGCTCGGCATGGGCGTCAAGATCGCGGCCGGGAACGAGAACGCGGAGATCGCGTTCACCACCATGCTCGGCTCGGGGAAGCGGGCGCGGGCGTTCCTGGGCGAGCTGCAGCAGTTCGCGGCTAAGACCCCGTTTGAGTTCCCCGAGCTGCAGACCGCCGCCAGCTCGCTCATCTCCGCAGGGGTCAGCGCCAAGAACGTCATCCCGATCATGACGAGCCTGGGCAACGCGACCTCGGGCATGGGTACCGGCTCGGAGGGCATCAAGCGGGCCACGGTCGCGCTGCAGCAGATGAACGCCGCCGGCAGGATCACCGCGGAGGACCTGAACCAGCTGCGAGACGCGGGTATCCCCGTGTACGACCTTCTCGCCAAGGCGACGGGCAAGAGCAAGAAGGAGATTGCGGCGCTCGCGCAGACCGGGAAGCTGGGCAAGAAGGAGCTGGACCAGCTCATGGCCGCCCTGTCGGACGGCAAGGGGCTGGAGCGCTTCAACGGGCTCATGGAGAAGCAGTCGGCGTCCCTTTCTGGCATGTGGTCCACGGTGAAGGACAACCTGGGCCAGGGGCTTGCGCGGGCGGTCGCTCCGGTCATCCCGCTGCTGAAGGACGGGCTGGGCGGCGCCGCCGAGTTCATCGCAGCCTCGCTGAAGAAGGCACCCCCGATCCTCAACGCCATCACGGTGGGCGTGCGCGGGCTCTGGGGAATCATGGCCAAGGGCGAGTTCAACGGCGACATCTCCAAGACCCTCGGGCTGGACGAAGACAGCAAGATCATTGACGTGCTGTTCGACATCCGCGAGGGGCTCGTGGGCACCCGCAAGGCGGCCAGCGCCTGGTGGAAGGCGACGAAGAGCGCCGAGGCCAAGCCGTTCATGGCGGCGCTCGGCAGCATCGGGGACAGCCTCTACCGGCTGAGCCCGTTCGCGGACAACGCGAAGGACAGCACGTTCGGGCTCACGCGGGCGTTCCCGCTGCTGACGAAGGTGGCGCACCTCGCGGTCGGCGGGCTCGGGCACGTCGCGGACGCGCTCGCGTGGCTCGCTGACCACAAGGACCAGATCGGCGGCTGGTTCTCCGGTGCCGGTGCCAAGGTCAAGGAGTCCCTGGCGCCCATCGGGCGGGCCATCCGCGGCGTGTGGGATCAGGTGAAGGGCATGGACGGCGACACGGTGCGCCGGGCCATTGACACCGTGGTGGACGGGCTCGCCCAGCTGGGTCCGATGCTGACCGACTTCACCGGCAGCCTGCCAGCCGTCACCCCGACGCTGCACCTCGTCGGGGAGGGGCTGAAGTTCGTGGCCGACCATGTGGACCTCGTGGGGAAGGCGCTGCCGTACCTCATCGCAGGCTTCGCGGCGTACAAGGCGGCTCAGGCCGCGAACGCCGCGGTGGGCCGGGACAGCTTGGTGGGCTTCGGGCTGCAGCTGGCCTCCACCATCGCCCTGACGGCCAGCAACTTTGCGCTCGCAGCCTCCCAGCAGGCAGTGGATGCCACAGACCGGGCCGGCATCATCACGCGCGTGCGGAGCGCTGCAGCCACAGTGGCGCACGGCGCGGCGGTGGTAGCGACCACCGTGGCCAGCGTGGCGGCCAACGTCGCCACGAAGGCGTGGGCGGCTGCCCAGTGGCTCATGAACGCCGCCCTGACCGCGAACCCCATCGGGCTAGTGGTCGTGGCCATCGGCCTGCTGGTCGGCGGCCTGATCTACGCGTACAAGCACAGCGAGCGGTTCCGCGCTGTCGTGGACAAGACGTTCTCGTGGGTGAAGGAGAACGTGCCGAAGGCGCTGCAGGCGGCTTGGCACGGTATCAAGTCCGCGTGGGGCTCCATCACGGGCGCGTTCTCCGACGCGTACCACTGGGTCACGGGCGTGTTCAAGAAGAACTGGCGCACCATCGCCGTGGTGCTCGGCGGTCCGCTCGCAGCCGGTCTGATCGCCGTGCACGACCACTGGGACCAGATCACCGGCGCCTTCTCCAAGGCGAAGAGCTGGGTGACCGGGACGTGGAAGAAGGGCTGGGCCGCTGTCTCGGGCGTCATCAGCGGCGGCGTGGCGAAGGCTCGGGACAAGGTGTCCGACGCCTGGGACGACGTGAAGGCCAAGTTCTCCAAGGCGCGGAGTTGGGTCACGGGTACCTGGAAGAAGGGGTGGAGCGCCGTCCGCGGAACCATCTCCGGGGTGGTGACGGGCGCCCGCGACAAGATCAGCGACGCCTGGGACGACATCAAGGGCAAGTTCTCGTCCGTCCGCAAGTGGGTCACCGGCACGTTCCGCAAGAGCTGGGCGGGCATCAAGCTGCTGCTGAGCGACCCCGTGGAGTTCGGCCGGAACCTGATCGACAACCTGCTCGGCAAGGACACCGGCGTACGGCACCTGTTCGACGCCGTGGGCAGGTGGATCCGGGGCACCTTCAAGCGGTCGTGGTCCGGGCTGAAGACCCTGCTTACCGACCCCGTGCAGTTCGCCAAGAACGCCATCGTGAACCTGCTGGGGGAGGACAACGCCAGCGGGCTGCGGGGCAAGTTCTCCAGCTTCGTGCGGGCGGCGGGCCGGATCTGGGACGGGCTGAAGGACGCGATGAAGTCGCCCATCGTGGCCGTCATCAAGATCATCAACACGGGTCTGATCGGCGCGTACAACTGGGTCGTGGACAAGCTGAAGATCGGCGGCCACATCGACCCCATCTCCATCAAGGGCTTCC